AGTGGTCATGGATGAGCCTGCCGTTAAAGAAGAAACAGAAGTAGAGGTGGTGCATAATCCACAAACAGACCTATCTGATAGTCCTTTTGAGAAGATGACCAATGCAGAACTTACGGACTTTATTACTTCTAAGGGAGCAATGGTACCAAATGGGGCAACTAAGGCGGTACTCATTGATATTGCCAAGACCCTAGAGGGGTGATGGTATGAATTTAGCGTGGGAAAAGGCTTTTGTGGGGCAAAGTGAGGTGGCTGAGGGGCTTTATGCAGAGGTCTGCCTCGTTTGTCATCGTGAGGATATTCCACCCCTTGCTCGTCCTATCTTAAAAAGGCTGTTGGTGCTAAAAACAGAGATAGAGACAGCAAGGGCTAAGGCTTTGGCAAATGAGAATGTTTCAAGTGATGAGACAAAAGAGGTTAGTGAGGTGCGTGTGCAATCAACTTCTGTGTCTTATCTCACAAGCGATAAAAATATTTATAGTAATCAAGCAAAAGCAACAAGGGCGCACAATGCACTAGAAGAGGAATACAACACATTATTTAAAAAATTAGTGTTCAGTATTCGCAAATTTCCACGTGTTAGAGGGCGGTCAGATGATTGATTTTGTTCAGCACAGAAAGGTGATTGAGCAGTATTACCAAGATAAGGCAACCATCTATGAAACTAAACGAGTGGCTGATATTAAAACAGGGGCATCAGCGCAAAAAAAGGTAATGCTTTATGAAAATGTACCTTGTCACCTTGATTGGGGCACTAGTACAACTATGATGACGGCTAAAGAAACAAAAGCAGAGCAGAATATCAGTGTTTTGCTTGCGCCTGAGTTGATTGTTCCCACTGGATCTATAATGGAAATTACAACACAGGCTGGTCGTACGCATACCTTTAAGGCGTCAACCCTTGCTAGTGTTGTGCCATCTTATCAAGAAATTGGTTTAGAGTTGGTGGTGATGGCATGAGTTTTGATTTAAAAGACTTGGATAAGTGGGCCAATAACCTAGGGGTGCTTGCTCGTGATGGTCTAGAGGACTTTTTTGAACAAGAGACGAAAAAAGGTGGGCTATTGACACTTAGGAACGTGAAAAAAATCACTAGAGATGAACATACAGACACTGGGAACATGTTAAAGTCCTGGCGAATAGACCCAAAAGTAAAGCGTAAGGGGAAAGTCTATAGCATTACTGTTTTTAATAATGCACGTAGTGAAGCAAGTAAGAATTACCCAGAAGGCGCCCCTTATCCGTTCTATATTGAGCATGGTAGGCGTATCGTGCGAAATGGCAAAACTGTAGGCTATAAGCGAGGTTTTCATATCTTGGGGGATTCTAAAAAAGAAGCAACCAAGACAATACAGCGCCAAATGGCTAAAGATTTTAAGACTTACGCCGAAAGGGAGCTGGGACAATGAAAAATCTAGTGTATGCGATTAATAGAGCTCTTGCAGAGGCTTTAAATGTACCATTTGAACAAGTACACAATGAACAAGTAGCGCAGGGGTTAATTGTCCCAGCGCTTTTTGTCTTTGTGGATAATGTGGATAGAGTGGACATGCTGGGAGATAAATCAAGGCAAGCAGTGACTTTTGACATTGCTTATTTAGATGACACTTCTAACCGTGCTGAATTATTTGAAATCATCGACAAGATGAACAGAGCGCTTTATGTATTGGATTTAGGTGAAAATCAGAAAAAGAGGGCACAAAGCTTAGAGTGGTCAATTGGTGAGGATGCTGTAGTGCATACTAGGGCAGTCTATAGCATTATTACCGACTTAGTAGAAACTGATGAAAAAGTAGAAAATTTACAAAAAGACATAATGATAGGGGGCTAGAGATATGGCTTGGGGTGGCGGTACGTATACCGTACAAAACAAAGTATTGCCGGGGGCATACTTTAAATTTGAAAGTGAAACAGGCGTTAATAATATTTTTAGTGATCGTGGCGTGGTTGCAATCGCTGACAGCTTAGCATGGGGAACGTCTGGGGTGCGTGTTGTCACGCATGATGAATTTTTAAAAGATAGCGAGAAGATTTTTGGCTATGGATACAGTCACGAAAAGATGAAACCCTGGCGAGAATTATTCTATGGGGCACAGAAGATTATTCTCTTTCGTTTAGGTGATGGCGAAAAGGCAAGTAATGCCAATGCCACAGCGCTTTATGCTGGAACTAGAGGAAATGATTTATCCATTTCAATTACTGCACAAAATGCTAATTTTGTGGTAACTACTAAGCTTGATGGCCGTGCTGTAGATGAACAAACAGTAGGTACGGCCAACGAGCTGAGAGCAAATGATTGGGTGACGTTTAAAGGTACAGCACTTAATGCAACCTCTGGAGACATGCCTTTGACAGGTGGAACCGATGGCGCTGTTTTAGTAAAGGACTATCAGAATGCATTAAATGCTTTTGAGGGCTATTCTTTTGATGTTTTAGCGTGTTTATCAACAGAGGAAAGTATCAAAAAGCTTTTTGAATCATGGACAAAAACAATGATCAATAGCGTTGGTAAGTATCATCAATTAGTAGTCTTTCAAGATACTAAGGTTAGTGATAAGTATGTCATTTCTGTATACAATAAAGTTAAGGATACTGACGCTAAAGACTATGCACTTGTGTATTATGTTGCTGGTATTCAGGCGTCATGTGCGGTCAATAAAGACTTAACAGCACATGACTATCAAGGTGAGTATGTCATTGATGGGGATTTAACACACACTAAACTAGAGGAGCTTTTGGGCAAAGGGCAATTTGTATTTCATCGTGTTGATAATGCCTTTTCTGTGCTTACTGACCTCAATACATTTACAGATTACAAGAATGTAACTGAGGAGGGTTTTCGTTATAACCAATCTATGCGTGTCTTAAATCAGCGTGCTAATGATGTGCAGAAGCTTTTTATCAAGCGCTATCTTGGCAAGGTTGGCACTAATGCAAATGCTA